GTGACCGCCGTTCGCACAGCGTCAACAAATACGTTTTCAAAATCGATCATCTCTTCTTCGCCTCCTGCAATACCTCTTCAAAAGCTCTGTACAGCGGCATTTGCGCCGCCGTTCCGTGGGTGATGACGAGGTTGCCGTCTTCGGCGTAGTAGCCCCACACCTTCTGGTTTCCTTGCCCCTTGCCATATCCTCCGATAACGAATCCGAGGTCTGCGCCGCCGGGGTGAGGGGACGTTCCGGCGGGGGGATTATAATAGACTCCTGCCCCGAACTCGACGAACGTCACCTCGTTCCCTTCGGCGACGACTTTATAGCCGGTGCCGGTCTTTTCTACCCGGCATTTAACGTCGGCTTCGCCCCTGACGCCTCTGGCAAGGCTGTCATACCATGCCGCGTCGAAGTTGCTCTGCGCTTTTTCGCATATCCGTTCGGCGAGGTCGCGCGCGGCGTCATCAAGCCGGCTCCGGTTGGCTGACATGAGGGATGCTACCTCATCGAGAGCCGACTGTATGCTGCCGGGCGAGAGCCGGACAGTTATGCGTTTGCGCATTGTGTTTTCCTCCGCGGCTACGCGCCTACGTCGACTTGCTTCAGCGCGACGAGGGTCCCGTTGATCGACTTCGACACGCGCCTGACTCGGTAGTTATACGGAGCGGTCGGCTCTGTGTCCAGCCAGACAACCGCGTTCTCATCGAGGTCGGTCGTTTCGGTGCAGAGCACCTTGTCGTAGTCGATCATCGTCCCGAACCCGGCGGCGTAAGAATCGCCTTTGGCAGCGGAGATATTGCCCCACGCCTTTATGGGCTCGGTGTAGATGACTTCCTGCTCGCCTGTGTAATTGCCGTTTTCGTCGGTGACGTCCTGAGTGCCCGCGAACAGGGCATACCAGTACGGAATCCGGTTCTTCGCGAGGGTTCTCATGATATCACCCCGACATACGGCATTACGTTTTTATGGATGTATTCGAGGCAGGACGAATACCCGAACTGCCTCGATATTCCGTTTTCGTTGTGCGCGGTCTCACCTTCGCCGCCGATCTGCGAGAAGCCGATCATGACGGCGTTCAACTGGACGCTTTCGTATTCCTGCGGCACGTCGGTCACGTCGTCCGGTATGCTCCCGGTCGCCCCGTATCTCCACGAGAGAATTTCGTCTCTTGTGAAGTCGAGGAACGCCGAGAGCGTGTCGTCGTCCGTGTCGGGAAGCCGCATCATCCGTTTCAGCCGGATAAGCTTCTCGTCTGCGGTCATGGTTTAGCCGTTCGTGAGGAGGCGCGCGATCGGGATTTCCTTCGGAGCGAACTTAAGAGCCCAGTTTGCGGACTCCTCGAGCTGCGCGTCTGTGGGGGAGTTCGTCCAGCCGGTGGAAGGCAGCTTGAAGGAGAAGCCGTTCGGGTGGATGCACTCGCGGATTCTGGTGATGAGAGTGTCCTGACCGTTGTTCTTCGTCGGCTCGCGGAAAGTCTCGACCGGCACGTCCTGTCTTGCCCAGCAGTGGCGGAGAACGCCGGTACCGAGGAGGTAGGTCGTGTACTTCTTAAGGTCCTTGTTCGCCTCGGAGCCGCCGACCGCGGTGACCGGAACGCCGTCGTCGATGATGACGGTATAGCCGTTCACGGACGCGAGACCGAGGTTCCTCTGGATGCCGTTCGCGTCGGTCTGCTTCCAGTAATCGAGAACCTGGAGGTTTTCGAGGGTGCGGGCGACGGAGGAGTGCATGATAGCGAGCTTGTACGCGTCCTTGTTGTCGCCGAGGGTATCGGTCGCAAGGTCGTTGAGGTCGGTCTCGTTGATCTTTCTCGCGGTCGCGGTCGCGGAGCCGACGTCGACGGTGTGAGCGGTCCACGCGGCGTTGCCGGTGATGCCGAAGATTGCGCCGAGGATGGCGATAATCTTCTTCTGGCGGTACTTCGCCCAGAATTTCGCGGTGGACGAGATGCCCATCGGGTCTGCGCCGGAAAGCTCGCCGACGAAGTCACGCGCGGTCCATGCGACGTCGCGGCCATACGCGACGTAATTCTGCTGATCCGCCTGGGTCTCGGTCGAGGTGATATCGGTCTGACCGTCGTGGTTCACGGGAGTGCCGGTGAGGGTCTTGTAGAACGGAATGGTGCCGTAGTTGCCGGAGGATATGAGTCTCGAGGCGAGCACCGGGTCTTCAACCATTACGCCGGAATCGAGGAGCGCGGTCTTTTCGGAGTCGGGCTCTGCAAGCCAGCGGGCAATGAAGAGATCGTCGTCAAATGGGTAGTTGAGGTAGGTCTTTGACATTGTTTTTAATCATCCTTTCGAAAAATGTGGTGGCGCCGTGTCAGGCTTTCGGGAAGAGCGCGGCGTATTCGGTCGGATTATCGTTCTTGAACTGAACCTGTTCGGCGAAGGTGAGCTTGCCAAAGGCTTCTTTGGTCATGGCGGTTTCCGCCGGAGCCTGCGAGGGGGCTTTGACGCCGGCCGCGAGTTCGCCCTTGACCTTGTTCGCCGTCGCTTCTCCATAAGCCTTGAACGCCGCTGCAATCGCCGTAGCGACCGAGGTCGTCTGTTCTGCGTCGGTGGTGACAATGCCGTCGAGGAAGGTCTCGTAAGCTTCCTTGGTCATGCCGTTCCCCGCGAGGATGCTTGCCGCTTCCTGCCGGTTTGCCTTGACGGTGAGCTGCTCGATCTGCTGTCTCTGCGCTTCGAGGCGTTCGGTCAGAGTGCCTTCATTGGTCTTCATGTCCTTTTTCACTTTGGCGAGGTCGGACGCGGTTTTGTCGAAGGTCTCCTTGTTCACGAAGTTCTTGTTCGAGAGCGCCGTCGCGATCTCTTCCGCAGTCATTCCTTCGCGGTAATCTTCGCCGAGTAAATCTCTGAGTTCCATGTGATAATCCCTTTCTGCGTTTGGTGAGGCGGTTCTCTCCGCCATAAATCTGCGTTTTTCGGACTTCTCTGTCCATTGTTTAATGAATTAAAATCAGCGTCGCCCCGGGGAAGAGGTTTGAAAATCAAAAAGAGCGCCAGAACCGACAGGCTGTGTAAAAACCTGTAGATATCTGGCGCTCTTGGCGCTCTGTGTTGTAGTGCGGGGTGTTCCCGCTTATGACGCGACCGTGCGTATGACGGCGTGTGAGCCTTCTGTGTGGGCTCTGACCGTCGTTCCGCAGCCGCGACACTTTATCTCCGCCACACCGCTTATTGCTCCGAGGAGCTTTCCGCAGTGCGGGCAGCGCACTTTAATCAGTTCCGGAGCTTCCGCCGCCGGAACTTTCTTTGTTTCCGTCATTGCTTCCGCCTCCGGGCTTGTCCTGCCCTGACTTGTCCCGCGCGGTGCTCTCGAGGAGTTGGAGCCGCGCGGCGAGGTATGGGATCGAGTCGATATACGCCTGGTTCGGATCGTCGAACAGGTGGGGTATACCGAACGCGATTTCGGGATGTACTCCGGCGTCGAGAAGGTTCATGAGAGCCTGCGTTTTGACGAGCAGATTCTCGGTGTTGCCCTTCGTGAACCGGATGTCGATGTCGGCGAGCCCGAGGTCGAGCTTGCCGTATGTTCTGAGGAGCGACAGCGCGATGCGGAGGAACTGCTTTTCGCTTCGTTCCCACTGCATAACGGTGTCTCTGGCGCAGCTTTCCGCCATTGCCCATCCGTCGCGGAGCAGTACGGCGTTGCCGGTGTCTCCGGTCGTGCGGTTCGCGCCGTTTCTGTCCGGCATACCGCAGATTGTGAGGGCTTGCTGATAGAGGTGGTCGATTTCGACCTGAGTTTGTGACTGGTCGAGTTCGGACGAGATGATGTCGACGTCCGAGGGGTTCGAGTTGTCCGACTTGATGACGATAGCGCCTTCCTGCCGGAACTCTTTATACTTCTCGGGATCAATCTGGCAGTTGACGAATTTAATGAAACTCTGGACGAACTGTTCCGTGCCGTCGAGCCGGTTCGAGGACAGTTTGTTGATGCCGTCGAGAACTTCGAGAACGACTTCGAATGAGCCGAGCCGCGCGTTGTTGAGCGGGTATTCGATGATCGGGACCGCCCCGATGCCGTGGAGCCTCGAGGACGTGATTGTGTTGTTCACGATCTCGAACTGCATTGTATCAGTCCAGACGGTGTAGATTGTCTGCTGATTGTCCCTGAGCGTCTCCTGGAACGCCATGACCGGCTTCGCGCCGAGCTCTTTTGAGTAGACGACGCCGGTCCGTCTCGGGTCGAGACTGCCGATTTCGATTTTTTCGTCGTTTTCGAGGCTGCCGATGACATATCGGAACGCGGTTCCGCAGATGTGGTTCCACTCGGCTATGTCGTGGTCGATAGCTTCCTTGTCGAGGACGTGCATGATTTCGTTGAGCCGCCCGACCTTTTCGGACACCGGATCGCGCGTCTGCGCGGCGGTGATCTCGTCGGGGGTCATGGTCATGCGGGCCTCTCCGCTCCGGATTTTCCGGCGCGTGTACGCGATGGGCGCTCCGAGGAGGTACGCGACCTTGAAGGAGACGATTTCCCACGCGTGGTTTTCGACGATTTTGTTGTTGATCTCCGGTCGTACTTCCTTGATGCGGTTGAGGATGGGCTGTCTGCCCTTGTAGTAGCCGTAGAGATAATTTATGTCGCTCTGGTTCCGGTGAAAGGTCGGAAGGACCTTGTTCAGCACCTGTACGACGTTCTCCGCGTCGACCGTTTCCGCGTCAGTGTAGATGACGTGTCGCCCGGTCAGCACCGGAGAGACGTCGGGGAGGTCTGCCGCGCCGAATATGGGCGTTCCGTCGTCCGCGTACCCTTCGACTTTTGGTTCCGCCATTCTTTCACCACCAGTTCTTTGAAAATTCGCCCCGACGTGAGAAAGGTTAAAAACAGCGTCGGGGCGGAGGAGAAAACCATATCCGCAAACGGTGCGGAGCATGGCAGACAGGCGGAAGGGGAAAGGGGTCGCCCGTCATGTAATATTATACACCTTAAACGAATTTTTGTCAAGTGTTCCGGATAAACTTGTTGCTTTATTACGAAATTCCGTCATGGAAGGCGAAATTCCGTCATACGTGTCAGAATACCCGTTTCTGCACAGAGACGATGCCCCAGTTTCCGGTGGCGAGGTCCATGAGCTGTGCGAGCGAGTCGGGCGCGTCGTCGTGGACATTCTTGCCGAGCGAGACGAAGGAGCAGAGCCATTCGATGAACGAACGGTATTCCGGCGTCGAGTGGTCGAAGTCGAGGAAGTGAATCTTCGAGATGTCCGGCGCGTACTGGATGATGCGGGAGAGCTTCGGGGCGTTGCCGGGGGCGCGGCGCGTCGAGATGTTGAGCGAGCACCCTTTCGCGCGGAGCATTTTGTCGATTGCCTGAGCGTATTCGGTTCCGCCATTGTTCGCCTCGAACTGTACCTGGTGCGGACGGTGAATCAACAGCTTTCCGACCACTTCGGGCTGAGTGAAGACTTTGTTCGCGTTCGAGAACACTACGTCGACGCAGTACATCGAGCCGTCTCCGTATACATAGACGATAGGCATGGACAAATAGTCCTCTCCGCCCCACGCGACGTCGCACGCGGCGATAATGCGTTCCGGTGATCCGCCCGGCAGGACACCGTTGTAGCGGAGCAGTGAATCCGGCGGAAAGACGAGACCCTGACGGACGTACGGAGCGCCCTGGTACTTCGCACACCATGTGCAGTCGTCAATAGAGTTTTTCATGTCGCGGTAATATTCGGTCGAGAATCCGACGCCGTAGTCGTACTGGAAATTCGACTCTCCGTTCGCGTCAAGCGCGGGAATGACGGTGAAGCGGTATTCGGGATTGTCTCTGTACTGTTCGCGGACGCGCCCGAGAGGATCCATCACGTTCCAGCGCGTGCCGACCATCAACTGGAGCGCGCCGTCCTTCATACGGTCTTTCATCTGGTTCAGGTAGATGTTGTACTTCGCGTCGAGACGGGATGGAGACAGCGATTCCTCGAGGTCTTTCACGAGGTCGTCGACATAGAGGATGCCGTCGCGTGAGATGTCGATAGCGCCCGTCCATGTGCCTTCCGCCGACCGGCAGGTCATTGTCGGGAAGCGCTTCGGGTGGTTGAGGTTGATTTGTAAGTACTTTGCCGACCGGCTTTCGATCTGCGCGTGCGGGAACACGTCGTGCCAGAGGTATTCGCCGTCCGCGTCGAGCACCGCGTTCAGCTCGCCGTAGAATCCGTTCACGAGCGTGTCGGAGTGCCCGCCCATTGCGGACGATTCGTCCGGATGACGTCCCATGTGCCAGGTCAGGAAGAAGATGCAGAGAGTACTTTTGCCCGTCCTCGCTGGTAAGGACACCCCGAGAAACCTAATTTTGTGTTCTTCGAGGTCTTGAAGATCATTGCATATCCTGAGCAATATCTTCCGCCTCGGCAGCCAGAACTTTCTCGACGGCTCTCTGTTCCATTCGACGTACTGCATATAGTGGTCGAATGAGTGCGGCGCGAGCAGCAGGCAGACTTTCCGTTTCAGCTCGTACCATTCCGGAGCGGCGGCTGTCTTCGCGGCGGCTGACCTCGCGAGCATACGGTTCACGACGTCGAAGAATTCTTTCCCTTTCGCCACCATGTAGGCAAGCTCCTCCTCGTATGATTCTGCCGAATTGTCCTGCGCGAGCCCCCTCAGCGCGTCGAAGTAGTCTTTCGCGACCGACAGACTGTCCGTTCCGTACGCCGCGACAGCCTCGCACAGCACGACGCACTCCGGCAGCCGGTCGTTCCAGTTCTCAAACCCCGGGAGAACCGTTTTGTTCCCATTCTTTGTCTTTTTTGATTTTTTCTTTCCTGTATCTTCACATGAAAAAGCGCCCATGACGCCACTCTCCTTTGGAAAAATGGCGCTCTGGGCGCTCTAAGTATAGGGGTTCGGTACTCCGCCACGGCACGATGCTGGTGCGGGATTGCTAATTGTTCCGTGACCGCTTCACGCGGTCAGGTGAACGTTTGCAGGATATGCTTGCTGTCTTTCCTTTTCGGGAACAGTCCTGCTGTGGTCGGAGCCCTAACACTGAATCAGCGTTAAATCAGCGTTGAATCAGCGTTAAACTCGCGGCAACTTGCGTACTTGCACTGCCGTTTACACCTTGTTTGCGCATTGTTTATAACTAAGTTAAAACTAACTTGAAACTAAGTTCAAACTAAGCGGTCTGTTACACGTGTTATTGTGTTACGGTGTTACGGTTTGTTGGAGCTTGATTAAATCTTATTGTGGTGTTGTTGGAATTATTTCAGTATCGGCTCGTGCGCTCCGGGAACGTAGTCTTTCATACTGCCGTACTTGTAGTACCCCTGGTACGTCTTCTTGTTCTCGTATATCGACTGAATCGAGCTGATAGAGAACTTCGAACCGCTGCGGTTCACCTTCCCGTCGCCGTTCAGCTTCGCGCAGATTCCCTGATATGTCGCGCCGAGATCGTCCTTCATGTGGAATACTTCACGCACAATCTCTGCCTCCGGCTCGTAGATTTCGAGCGCGTGATTCCTGACTTTGTACCCGTACGGAGCGCGCCCGCCGCTGTAGCCGCCGCTCGATGCCTTGACAGCACGTCCGGCTCCCGTCCGCTTGCTGATATTGTCGCGCTCCATTGCCGCACAGGTGAGGGTGAACGCCTTTAACATCCCGGCGAACACGCCGAACTGCCCGAAGTCCTCGCAAATGCTGATAAGCTCAATCCCTTTGCGGAGAAGCGCCCCTTGATAGTAAAAGTAGATGTTGATGTCGCGTGCCACACGGTCCGACTTCGCCACGACGACCGCCTGTACCGGCGGATTGCTCACTTCACCGTATACGATCTCGTCGAATCCCGGACGGTACTTCGCGCCACTCTCCCCCTCGTCTGAGTACCATTTCACGATGTTCATGTCATTCCTGCGGCAGTAGTCAATGATCTGCTCGCGCTGTGCCTCCAGCCCGAACTTATCCTCTCCGACCTGCCCGTCGGTGCTGACGCGGATGTATGCTACCACGTTCGTGATTTTCTCTTTGCTTACCTGATTCTCCATTGCGATTGATTCTCCATTCTCTGACCATGCCACTGCGCCGGTCGCCTTTCTCGTCGGGGCTATGCTCCCCTTCACTGATTCTATTTCGGGGTGCTCCGCCCTTCGCTGATTCTATTATACCACATTTACGGTTAATTGTCAAGAGGGTTTGCGTATTTTTTCAGATTTTTTTGATTTTTCTTTGGTCGGGAGGGTCAACCGTGCCGCCTCCCCGACAGATACACCCCCCCGGGGCACCCGCCGCACCGAGGGCTGCGGCCCCGCCGAGACCGCGCGAAACGGCAGAAAACAGCCCCTGAAAAGGTGCACAAAAATGTCATTTAAATTTGTACAATGTGCTGATTTACGGAAAATCATGATTTTGCTATTGACTTTTACGGTTAATCGTGCTATAATAGTAACCGTAAAGAGTAAACAGCAGCCCCGAGAGGGCAGAAAGGATCACACCATGACATACAACCACACTATCACCAAAGCCGCCGAGATCATCGGCGTCGCGCTTGTCAGCGCAGGCATCGCCGCTGACGGCTGGACGATGCAGATCATCAGCGCCGCCGCCGTGGCGGCAGACGCAGACCGCTACACCGTCGCCGTCTATCAGCCCCGCCACCGCATCCCGTCCGCCGTGTGGGCGCTGACCATCGACACAGCGCATGACGGCTGGACCATCGCTGCTCGTACAATGGAGTGCATATACAACCGCGACACCATGGGCGCCGACATTGCACCGCGTCACGCCCTGGCATCCGCTATAACCGGACGCATCAGGATCACCGCACCGGCAGCGGAGACCGAGACCACCGAGACCACCGAGACTGCACCGGCAGCAGAGCCGGAGACCGAGACCGAGACCGCCGAGAGGGCGGCAGAGATCGCGGACGCCCTGGATGATATCCGCCGCGAGCGCGTGGCGTACAGCTACGGCTACCGCGCCAAGCAGCGCGTAACCGCCCGCTGCCTCCGTGAGGCGGAGCGAGCCGGGCGCCCAACCGTCCGCGTGGGCTACTGTGACCTGTACGGCGCGCTGTCCGGGATCGACCCCGACTATTACACCGCCGGGGTGTACGGCTGGAACTGCGACGTGTACGTGATCGCGGGGCTTGCAATCTGCACCGGCTACCGCCCCGCGGCAGGCGTCCGGGCTGTGGGCGTCCGTGAGCTTGCAGAGGCTTGCAGAGGCGCAGACACCGCGACCCGTGACCGGCTGTTTGCAGCCTGGATCGTCACCAACCGCGAGAGAGCACGAGAGGGGGCGAGAGCATGATTGCATATCTGCCCACCTACGACGCCGGGCGCCGCGGCGCCGCTGAGATCGACTCGGCGGCATCGCGCCGACTGCCGCACGGCACCATCTTGCAGCATGGCACGCTGTACCACTGCGACGGCGTGCTATATCGCACACACGATGCCGCTATGGCGTCCTGGGATCGCTGGGCGCGCGTAACGGACGCTCTGCGGATCACCGCAGACGCTTTTTACAGCATGGCGGGGAGGTGAAACCATGTGGACATATATTGATAAGCACTACCGCACCACGCCCGAGGTAATCGCCGCGAAACTCGCAGAGCTACAGCACGCGCCCGGCGTCACGCCGTACGTGGGCAGCGACTACCGCGTGCACTACCGCCGCGCAGACGGCACCCCCGTCCCCGAGTGGTGCGAGGTGGCCGCCCTGGTACGCGCCGGGCATGATCACGACATCACCCCCGATAACGCTTTACAGCTGCTTGCAGCGCTTTAATAACCGCCGCCCCCGCCCGGCTAAGACGGGGAGAAAGAGAGATTATCATGTATACCATCATCCCCACTACCGCCTTCAAGCCCTACAAGCTGACCGCAATATACACCGCCTGGACGGCATACCGCCGCGCGCAGCGTGACGCCGACCGCGCCGCCGCCGCGTCCTACACCGACGACGACGCCAAGGCAGCCGCCAAGGCCACCGCAGACGCCGCGCGCGCCGCATACGACGCCGCGGCGTCAGAGCTGCGCGAGATCATCACCCGCGCCGAGGGACGCGCGACCGTCCGCCGTCTGGACGTCGACGACATCATGGACGCCCTGGACAGCGTGCCCGGCTGCATCCTAAAAAAACACCTGCCGGGGTGCGAAATCCACTGCGACCCCAACGCGCGGAGCTTTCCCAACGCGTACAAGTGCGTCCCGGAGAGTACACATTTCAGCGTCGTGCGCCGCCCGTCGGGATGGTACCTGACGCGTGTTTGCCGCGACACCTGCGGCACGCACCGCGGGCGCCGGGTCTTGACCGACGGCGCCAAAGCGGACATCATCGCCGCCGCAGAGACGCTGTGACCCCCTTGACAACCGCTCGCCGGTGTGCTATACTGTAAGCGGGAGGTGATAGCGTGCTTGTAGTGCTGTACATCCTGATCGTGCCCGTGCTGGTCCTGCTGGAACTCGCCCACCGTTCATAACCCCCGACCGCCCCGCGTGGGCGGTCTTTTTATGCCCCTGTGGCCCGTCTGGACTGCCGAGGCTTTTTGTGTCCGCGCTGTGACGTCCCACAAGCCCGCAAAACGTCTTGAAAGCCTCGAGAGGGTATCTATATCACCCGCAGTGTAAACGCCCCGCGCAGAGCCTCACAGAGCCTCACAGCCCTATACCCGCCGTCACCGCCTCGAGAGGATGCGCAGCCGCCCGCGTGCCCGGCACGATCCGCCGCCGATCCGCACGCCCTCGAGGCTGCATATCTCTGTGAGCGCCTACAAGCCCCGTGAGCGCGTTTAATCCCTCAATAGGGTAAATATACCGCCCCACCTATTTCTGCCCGTCCTGCGCCGTCTGTGCGCGCCCTGGACGGTCATATACGCCCGCCGCCCGTGCCGTTCTGCCGTCTCGAGGTGCCCCGGCAGCGCAGAAAAGGGACCGCCCCGCTCAGGCAGCCCCTCATTTTCCGCTCAATTTCCCGCCGATTTCCGAAAAATTTCCGATCCGGTTTTGAAAATCTTTTCTGCGAGTTTCAAAAACCGGATTTTTATTTTCTCGGTTCGCAATAGTCGCTGATAATTTTTCGCGATAGTCGCTCGATAGTCGCTGACCGTCTGATAGTCGCCGGGGCTTTCGTCATATTGCACAATACTTTCAGCAATACATCACTACCAAAGTCTCTCACTGTGTCGAAAACCTAAACTTTCGGTCACTTTATCGTCTTGTCCTCATAGTCGCTTTCCCTCATCCCCTGCAAATATCTTTCTTGCAGCTGCTTCGGCGTGAGGTTCGCTTCACCCATCGGATTTCGCGTAGTTTCGGGCAATTCTGCGTTATCCCGCATCCCGTAATAGCACTTCGCACGGAAGCAGTATGCTAAAAAATTCATCTTCCCGGCGACCACAAGTTTTGCGTCAAAAGATTGTTGAAAATCTTTAGCCTTTTTGAGGATTTCAGGGGTGATAGCCGTGAACCCCCGCTCCGTCCCATGTATAATCGCGTTCACTTTCTGCAATCCATACCCCAGACTCAGGCACACTTCCTCCCATACAGGCGTCCGTCCCTCATTCGCGCAGCGGTCGTAGTAGTCGCTGATTCTCTCCGCCATTTCGTCGTCGTCCTTCACGGTCGGCTTTCGGAACTCGGTCAGCAGTTCACGGAGAATCTGGCTCACGAATGCACGCTCGTCGTCGTTCTCCGGCGTCCAGACCTTGCTCGGGAGGTACTTCGTCCTATCGGTCGTTTTCTTGTACTGCCTTGCGTCGGGCATATCCTTTTCGGGCAGCGTCAGCGCATTGACGATAGTCGCCTTGTCTTTCTCGTCGACGCGCTCCGCGACGCTTTCGGCATACTCGACCGCCCGTTTCCTTGCGTAGGAGTTCGGCGGCGCCGGTGCAGCTCGTTCCTTCTTCGGCTTCGGCGGTGCCTTCGGTCTGCCCCTCTTCTTCGGCGCGTCCGAGTTGGTTTTCTTTTCGTCGCTCATGTTTTGTTCCATCTCCTGCTCCATTTTCTCACCACTGTGTGTGTTTCTCGTTCAACACTCCGGGGATATATATTTACCCTCCCGGAGCAAACTTCGTTCCGTTGCGCCCTGCGCGATGGACTTATCCGATCTCAGATTTGATTCTGCGCTGTTCCGCTAACCGCTCGGCGCAAATTGCTTTCTGCTCCTCACTCATCACCCGCGGCGCGTTCACAGTCACCCACCGTTTTGGCACGGCATATTTCCTTGCGCCGTCGTTTCCATTCTGTGCGGTGACCTCATTCGGTCTCTCCGTCGCGAGCCGGTCGAGCTTCCGCTTCAGCCGTCCGTTGTGCGTCTCAATAGTCGCTGTGTTTTCCGCTTCGTTGAACAGGATGATTGTCTCCTGCTCGATTCTCGATAGATTGTTCATGCTTTGATCTCCTTTCGCCCGTTACCCCACATTACCCCTCGCCCCGAAAATGGGGTAACTGGAAAATGTCAGGTAGAATGGGCATATATTATATATGTTACCCCTGTTACCCCTGTTACCCCTATATTCTCGTATACGCGCGTACATTTTTGTGTCTATCTCAAAAAAATTTTTCTCGCGCGTATATAGCATATAAAATCGCAAAATTGGGGTAACGGGGTAACAACACCCGATTTTGTCAGGTTTTACGGGCACTTTTCTGTTACCCCGGTGGGGTAATGGGGTGGTAACCGGGGTAACTGCAAAATAAAGATACACAATATATGCCCGAAAAGTCGCTGACAATTTGTGATTTCGTCTAAAATGTCAATTTCCCTTCCCCGTTGGGGCCTTCGTAAAGGCAGACGCACTTCGCGAGCGCGCCGTGCACACGAACGGGGACGGTGTTCTTTTCGCCGATGCGGATGTGCCCATGATCGCGTGCCCACGACAGGAATGCCTTATAATTAAACCCGGCGTCGCTCATGATCCGGGACAGCACCGTGCCGATGATGGCGATAAACGGCTTGCCGTCCGAAATGTCCTTGTACTCGCCCCAGACTTCCCGCATAGGCATTCCGTCTTCGGCGACAAATTTCGACCGGTTCTCGGCGATAGTCCCGTAAAGCCACTCGAGCGCCCGCTGATTGGCGTCAACGTCCTGTTTGGTCGGGAGGTATTTCGCGACGTCGGTCGCCGACAGCTGTGTGCCGGTGTGCCAGATCAGCAGCTCCGCGAGAGCATCCGCAGTGAGGATCAGCGACGCTGAGAGCGCGAGCTTTTCGGTAGTCGCTGACGCCTCGAATGCCGCGCGGTACTCTTCCTGCACCTTCTTCGCGGCTTCAAGCACCTGCGGTGTGAGTCCTTCGACAAATTCTTTCCCCGCAAAGCCCCAGTTGTGGGACAGCGTGTCGGAAAGTCCGCGATAGTCGTCCAGAAGTCGCTCGTCCCCGCATGAGATTTCGATGACGCGGTTCATCGCGCCCGCGCCGGAAGAGTCGCTCGAGATGGGCATTTCTCCGGTGGTGATGATGGTGTTCTGCCAGGATTTGATCTGCTGAAAAGAACCATCCTTCGACCCGCGGGAGCGCCCTTGACCTTCGGCGAGCATATAGATTATATCGTCAAAGTCGCGGCGGTTTTTGACGACTTGCAGCTCGTCCACGCAGAGGGGGGCGGAGTTGAAGAATCCCGCGGCGGTCTCCAGCCCGACGAAAGTCGAGTTGAAGTTGCGCACATACCCCTCTGACGAGTTGGGGGACGCCCAGACGGACGCGGCAAGCTTTAACAGCATGGTCTTGCCGTTTCCGGCTCTGCCCCAGACGTGCACGAAGAACGGCAGCGCGTGGAGCGGTCCGACGAGAACGGACGCGAGAGAGGCGGCGAGTACAATCCGCGCGATGGTACTCTCGTTCCGGGCTTTCGAGGCGGCTTTGAACCAGGCGTCGCGGTCTCCGTTCGGGTGGAATGAGTCGAACACAGCCCTGAACCCGGGCGCGCCGTCGAACTCCACAGAGTCGGCGTACGGCACGAATTTTCCGGAAGTCGTCCATCCGACCCGCGCGACGGAGTGCCGTTCGGGGAGTCGGTCGTAATTCCACGCCTCGAGGTCGGTAAAGTACTTGACGAGAGCTTTCGCGTTCTCGGAGTC